GCCGGAGAAACTTGTTTTGAACAGTTATGGTCTACCGAAGATACCTACTGCGAATGTTCGACCTCATATGAACTATACTCACTAAGCAATCTGATTAATATTGACAGAGCAGAATGCTTTAGTACAGTCCTTGAATTCTGGTCAGACAATAATACCATAGCAGAAGGTTATGAATATATAAATGACTGGAAGCAGAGAATACGAATTGGTTTGAATGGAGGAGGAGAAAAGCCGATGATTGAGGAAAGCTTATACAGGCAATCCAACGGAGTTCATCGGAGACCTTCAAACAAACAAGATTTATCAATAGATTTGCATACAGATTTCTTTGATCTGGAGACACAACTTGCGATGACTGATGCCACCAGACATCCGTACTTTGTGTGGAACGGACAAAGTGTTTTTGTTAAAGGAGACCTGGAAGTTGCCACCATTCAGGATTTCACAAATGAAACCTCTTTTGAGACTTTGGCTCAGATGAAGTTTCAGGTACTAAAACAGGGTTTCCAACCCAAAAACTCTTCTTGTTTAAATTGTTAAAACAATGTCAGTTTTATCCTATACCTGTCCGACCGTAGGGTGCTATCAGAACTACCCTTGCGACACGGAATTCCAAAATAAAATAGTTGCAGTTGCTTTTGTAAAAAAGTCAAGCCCAATTACCGCTCAAGACAAGCTAAATCCGCTATCCTGGCAAACATCTCTTCTCCAGAAGTACATGGATGGAGATGCATACCTGATCTTTAATACTTCAGGGGATAAGCCAAAGCCGGATACCGCTACTACAAGTGGCCGTGGTATGCTTACCACCAAAACCCTTGCAAAGACTCATACCCTGAATTTTATGGATATGCAAGGAGTAACATTGGCTAATGTCCAGTGGTACTGCGATATGCTTTCCAGTTCTCAGAACTATGATTTCTACTACTTCACTCCGGATCGAATCTGGGATGCTTCTGGTGAGTATGTAACCGTAATCGGTGATCCTGTTATTACCGGAGAACTGAATACCTATCAACAGGCCGAAGTTGTTGTTACCTGGACATCCAAGTGCAATCCATTGCCATACGAGTTTGATACGGATTCATATCTGACAACCATTTACTATACCATTGCTCCTGTGGCTCCTATGACCACATCATGGACTATCACTACCGCAGGGGGAAGTTTGTCTTCTTGGACCTCTTGGGATATCAATCTGATTTATGGTATTGATGATGATTCCGTAGTTGATAGCGACCATGTGTTTTCCGTTTCAGGCAATGCCAATGTGTTGAATTCACTTGGGGTTAGCGTTGATCCAGAAACTGGAGAGCCTACATTCACTAACCCGGTAGAGGGATCATATACCTTTGCCGTGGTAGTACAAAACGAAAGTGGATGCATTTTTGGCTCCATTGATGTAACAGTTGAAGTAGTCGAAGACTAATTTTAAAGATGGAAGAGTTAATCGGGGAAATCGTTAGCAAAATTCTGGATGATGAAATCCGGGAGGGCAGACTTGAATACATCAAGGAGTCCAGAGAAAAGGCAGAAATGTTGGAGTATCATTTTGAGAATGATTACCCCGAAAAACTCCTCCGTACTCAACATCCATCGGAGGAGCCTTGGATGAAAAACTACCGCAAAGAGCGGTGGCAATCTCCAACTAAAATCTGTACAGGCAGGGTGTATACCTTCCTGCAAAAGATTCAACAGTCAGATGATTTTAAGATCCGGTTTGAATCGGATTACAAAAAGACCGGCATAGCAGAGAAGGTAAATACACAACCCAATACTCTGGAGTATTATGTGCGTTATAACCTTCCAAAGACCTACAAACTTGAGACATGGGTATTCAATGTATTTCTGAAAACATACCTACAGGATGCCAATGCCATTGTAGCCGTTCTTCCGGATATCTCAGAATGGATTGAGAAGCCAGAGCAGATTTCTGAACTTGACTTCAGTAAACCATATCCACAGATTTTTGAGTCTGAGGATTTGATTTATGATGATGAGCAATTTGCTCTTGTCAAGGTAGAGGAATGGAAAGATGATCAGGGGAAAAAGTGGGACCAGTTTCTGGCCATCACTAAAGAAGGTCTCCTATTGTTCCGACAGATAAAACAATACAGAGACCCGAATCCCCTGATTGTTTTCTCCATACCATTCCGGTTTCTTTATCTTCCGGTATTCAAGACTGGGAACATCATCTGTGAGGAAGAGGATGGTCATTTGATTTATGATTCCGTTCTGGAGCCTTGTCTTCCGGCATGGAATGAAGTCCTGTTCCGTACAGATGACCTGAATGTCATGTTTGCCGTTCATGCCTTACCTCAGAAGTGGGCATTGAAAATGTCTCCATGCAAGACTTGTAATGGCACCGGAGAAAGAGTTAATGGCAAACATGAGAAGGTAGGATGCAACGATTGTAAAGGCTCTGGAAGGGCTTCCAGTACTCCGTTTGGATTAATGGAGATAAACCTTGACCGTGTATCCGCAATCAATCCTACACCCCTTGTACCGCCTGTACCACCGGCAGGATATATTGAGAGGCCGGTAGACTCCGTAAGACTGTTCCAGGAAGATATCATCTACAAGGAATTCCAAGGTTTCAAAGCCATCGGTCTGGAGATCCTTGGGCAAATCCCGGCAGAGCAATCAGGGATTGCAAAGCAGTACGATCGTAAGGAACTAAACACCTTCTGCTATTCCGTTTGTGTTCATCTGGCGAAGGTTTACAAAATGGCTTGCTACCACATCATGTACCAGAGGTATAACAATCTGTTTGCCTTAAACCTGATGAGTGATGAAAAGGTTCAGAATGCTCTCCCAGATATTACGGTACCCACAGAGTTTGATGTACTGACTGCCGGAATGATTTCTGATATGCTATCGGTTGCCAGAACTAACAACTACAATCCAATTATTGTCCATGGGATTGAGTTGGATTACACCGAAAAGCTTTATGGGGAAAACTCAAATCAGTTAATCTACCTGAAGATTATCAATATGCTTGATCCATTGCCGTTCAAGAATTCAAATGAGAAGTCTCTTTTGGCAGAGACCAATGGTTGCAGTAAGCAGGATTATATTCTGTCTGTAAACCTTCCGGCCTTTGTCTCTCAGTTGACTCAGGAAGATCCTTTCTGGTTTCAGAAACCTATCCTTGAGCAGAGGGCAGATGTAGAAAGATTGGCGGCTCAGAAGCTTGTACAAATCAATGCTTCTATGGTTCCTCTTATGCCTGATATGTCCGCTCCAACACCACCTGAAGTACAAATTCGTGAGGAGGGAATACAAACTAATTGATATCGAAAGTTTGTTTTAGAGTTTTAACAAAAAAAGGGCCGAAAGGCCCTTCTTCTTTTACTATACTTTTGGCCTATAGTTGTCCAATTGAATCCAGAAAGTCTACAGAGAAATAAGGACTTGCCATTGCCAATACACGGATCTTAACATCCGAACAATCTTCTATTTCCTGAAAGTTCAGGAGGTCTTCAATTTTAACATCTTCCTCTGGTCCAATTTCAATCCGGAGTAATACTTCGTAGGTCTGTGTCTTTTCCATAATTTTGGTTTAAATTTCTGCAAACATAACCGCAGGAATATAAACTGCAAAAAAATGGCAGATAAAAAACAAGAAAAAATTATTTTAGCCGTACAGGCACTTCAGGATAAGCTTGAGGCAGATATGGAATCTGCTTTGCCACAAGTGTTTAAGGAGTTGTCTGATGATGTTATAGACCTTGTATCTGAGTTATCATTAGATCCAGATGATAGAGCAAAAAATCTCCGTGATATTATTGATCTAAAAAGGAAGATAGGAGATGCCCTGGTTGGCAATGCTCTGTATCAATCCAAGGTAAAGGAAGTTCTGGAAGGCTACAAGCAGTTGGCTAACCTTTCAGATGACTTTATGAGTCTGATACTGGATGACTACACACGGAAGCAAGACTTGTATGAGGCAATCCTGAAGGCCAATGTAAACATCACAAAGGATGCCCTTCTGGGAGCCGGGATAAGAGATAATTTCTCAAATGCCATCAGGGAATTACTCAAGGCAAACATAGCCGGTGTAGGGGATAAGAGGGAACTCAGGAAGATCCTTACTCAGTTCATCCAAGGCACCGAAACAGAGAAGCCATTCCTCCAGAGGTATATTACTCAGGTAACCAATGATTCGGTAATGATATTTAATCAGGAATACCTGAACACAATCTCTGAGGATCTGGATATAGAGTATTACATCTATTCCGGAACAATCATAAAAGACTCAAGGCCCTTCTGTGTTGCCAGAACCGGAAGACTATTTACAAAGGAACAAGTTAAATCGTGGGGAAAGCTTGGACCATGGAAGGGAAAGATTCCCGGCACCAATGAGAAGACAATCTTTGTCTATCGTGGGGGCTATAACTGTAGGCATCGGATTTGGCCGCAGAATAAGGTTCAATATGATAATGCCTTGAAGGAAAAGAATACCGGATTGTTATAAAAAAACCGGAGGTTAATCCGGTTTAAACTTGTTTATGTGGGCAATGAATTTGTCTCTGACATCATCCTCCATATCAAATATTTTACAGACAAGATCAATCACAGAGGAGTTGACATCATCCTCCTGTTCTGCGAATTCCTTGCCTAACATTCGGTGCAGAGTTTTCTCAAAGTTCAGGGATTCATTGAGCAATCGGTTAAAGTGCATCTTTAACTCATTTACCAGTTTTTTGTCGGAATACTTAACTACCATTCCTACTTCTATTATGCCCTTGGCAAACAGGACAAACTTGGAAAAATCATTTGTTTTCATTTATCTCTTTCATTAATTGTTCTACCATCTGAATCCTTTCCCCAATCCACCGCATCACCGGAACTGCCATTGAATTTCCACAAGCCTTGTACCTTGGCCCATCTGGACATTGTTCGGCAGACTTGTTGCGGTAAGGGATAAGAGTCCAATCATCAGGGAATCCCTGAAGTCTTTCGCATTCCTTTGGAGTCAATCTGCGGATTGCCATTGTTGGGGGAATAGGTTGCACAACAGCATTTATAGTTCTTACATCCCCAGTTAAATCAAAAGTATTAAGAGTATTTGCTACTTCATCATTTGCCCAAGTTTCATGGTCATCTTTACTTGTGGCTCTTTTAGTTTTGCGAAAAGGAATCGGTTGCATTATCTGTTGATCTTGCGTAGTACCAATGGTAAATACCTTTTCATCCTGCCCAAGGTATCCCTTTCCTGCCTTCTTCCCCGGAGTACCACCTTGTTCACCTGTTTCTACCTCTGAACCTCCTCTCACTTTGAATGCGTGGGCAACAACATTAAACCCATCTGCCCTTGAATAATCATCACAAGAAGTTTGTAGGGTAGCGGCTACATCTGATTCAATATTCCCGGCAAAGGTTGCTATTCCCGATTTGCCACCGCCTCCAATGCCTCCTTGAGCATCTGAGGAAGTTGCTTTCCTCTTTTCTCTGCTCTTCGCAGAATTCCCTTGCAAGCAGTCGGACTCAAATAATACCGCTCCGGCAGGTCTCCAGTCTCCAAGGTATCCGACAACAAAGACTCTTCTTCTTCTTTGGGCCACTCCGAAGTATTGAGCGTCAAGAACCCTGTAGGCGAACCCATACCCGATGTCCCCCAACGCAGAGAGGAAGGTTGCAAAATCCCTTCCTCCGTTACTTGACAACACACCGGGGACATTTTCCCAGACAATCCACCTTGGCTTTTTTCTTTGAGCCAAAGAGAGAAAGGTGAGCATAAGGTTTCCTCTTGGATCAGTAAGTCCTTTTCGAAGTCCTGCGACCGAGAAGGATTGACATGGAGTTCCTCCAACGAGAAGATCGATAGTTGAATCATGGAATATTTGGTTTTCGTGTAACAAAGTCATGTCTCCCAAGTTTGGCACCGTTGGGAATCGGTGATTTAATACTGCGGATGGAAAATGTTCTATCTCTTAGAACCATTGTGCCTCCCATCCTAAAGGCTCCCAGGCTACCGAAGCCGCTTCGATACCGGAACAAACTGAGCCAAACTTCATTTTATTTTCATCCAGAGTTTAAGGGCCAATAATCCGAACAAAAGAAGGAAGACAAGGTTTCCTCCTATAAAAAGAACCAAATCGTTTATTCTGTTTCGCATAATGTAAACTTGTTTCCGTTTAAACCGAATTTAATGTGGGAGTCAAACCTGACATCATCAGAATCAAAGAAGCCTAAGTTGTGTTCATAGTCTTCCCTCTCTAATTGTAATGAGATTTTAATCTTACCGCACAGGGTAGTATAAAGCATGAAGTACCGGTTGGCATTCTCCGTATCAAAGTATACCTTTTTCAAGCGGATACTCCCACCT